AAATTAGTTTTGAAAAGCCCGAAGCTGCACTTAGCACCAAAACAATTACCATTTCGGACAGCTTAGACAATATTGCAGTAGCAGTAAACTACAAATCCACACATCTATTAACCATTGTTGATTACATTATTCGCAATGAGTACAACAACATTGACACAAAGAAGTTAATGGATAGATACAAAGCTGAAAAAGCCAACAAATAATAGGACCCATTATGACATTCAATTTAAAAAGTTTTCTAACCAGCCCGTGGACAATAATGGGTGCAATTGTATTAGGTATCTTGGCAGGAGTGTATGCGCCTGCCACTAGCATGAACTTTGAAAGCATTGGCGGCATTTATATCAGCTTACTTAAAGTAGTTGTAATACCATTCTTGCTAGCCACTATCTTAGTTGGCGTAATCAGTTTACTGCAAAAAGAAGGTAGCGCATCAATGATACGTAAAATTATCATCGGTTTCATTGGCAGTATGTTTATTGCTGCTACCATTGGGGTTGGAACTGTTGCACTAACTGGCAGCGAAATGACTCCAGAGAAACAAACCCAACTTGGTGCAATTGTCAATGACAAAGACAGCGGCACTGACTTGAATATTACATTAAAAGAACCTATGCCCAAAGCAGCAGCAGTCGATCCAATGCAGATGGCGCAAAAGTTTATTCCAGAAAACATTTTTAATACACTTGCCGCTGGAGAAAGTTTAAAAATTGTTATCTTCTGTTTAATATTTGGTATTGCTTTAGGTAACATTAAAAGCACAGGACAAGAAATATTAGTCGATATGCTAAAAAGCGTACAACAGGCTAGTATTAGCATCTTTAAGTTTTTGAATTACTTCTTACCATTTGCATTGTTGGCAATGATTAGTAGTCAAGTTGGCAAAGTTGGGGTAGGAATTTTCTTAACTATGGTTGAGTTTATTATGCAACAGGCCATTGGTGGTTTCCTTGTAATTGCCGCAGGTACTTTTGTTATTTGGAAACGTTCTGGCTTAAGCCTAATGACAGTAATTAAAGAAACTAAAGAAACATTAATTGTTGCTATTAGTTCACGCAGTAGTCTTGCTTGCATTCCTTATGCACAAGAAGCATTGCACAAACTGCACTTTGAAAAGACCAGTGTAGAACTAACTGTACCACTGAGTTTTACAGTTAATCGAATTGGTAGTATTGTTTACTATGCAATTGCTACTGTGTTTATTGCACACATCTATGGAGCGCCAATGGGTGTTACTGGCCTTCTGGTTGTATTGTTTGGTAGCATACTAGCAGGTCTTGCCAGTGCAGGAACAACCGGGATACTTACTGTTGCTACTGTTGCAGTTGTATGTGATTTACTAAAATTACCAAGTGAAGCAGTGTTAGTTTTGTTGATTGCCGTTGACCCGTTGATGGATATGATTCGTACAGCAAGTCATGTACACGGAAATGTAGCAGTAACTGCCTTTGTTTGCGATCGGGAAGTAACTGATGGACAAGCTCAAAGACTTCCTACTTGAACTATTAAGTTGGATAGGCCAAAGCCCATTTAGGCTATTTGCAGTAGTATTACTGTGTATACTGGGCTTTGGTGGTTGGATAGTTTACTCAGAAAAAGATGCCTTTATGGCATCCTATCGTGCTCAACAAGCATTGCCGCGTATGAATGGCAAGTACGAAGATGCCGCAACCTTTATATTAAAAAATAGTACAGCAGAATTAGTTGCCATCTTTGAAGTTAACACATTGTTGAATACAAGAAAGCTAGTATACCTAACCACCCGCAGTGGTAGGATCAAAGAGTACGACGGCACCGATGTAGGATTACTTACTAAAAACTTTGATAACAATAACGATGTCATTGGATTAATGTCTGGAAAAATTCCTTGTAGCCCATATTTAAGACCGCAAAGCTATATGGGCTTTGTTTATAGAGATCAAGGCGTTAAGTTTATGTGCAGAATAAGTGTACCTTCTGACCCGGGAATGTTTATTGGGCAAATATCAGTGGGTTGGAAAGAAACACCAGATGATGTAGAAATTGCACAAACTGTGTTAGTAATTACGTCTGGTATGTTGTTTAAAAAATAACAATGAATAAATTAGGAATATTAGGCGGAATGGGGCCGGCAGCATCTGCTGAATTCTTAACAAGACTAGTAGCACAAACTCCTGCCCAATGCGACCAGGATCATATTCCATTAGTACTCTGGGGTGATCCTCGCACCCCAGACCGTAGCACTAGTCTACGCAACGGCGACGATGCACCGCTACCATATCTATTAGAGGGCGTTCATGGATTAATCGCAGCAGGGTGTACCTGCATTGTTATACCATGCAATACAGCACATTTTTGGTATCACGAGATTAGCAAACGAGTTAAGATAATACATATAGTAGACAGCGTAGCCGCTGCACTTAAAGAAGCCAATGTAGTCAATGCAACCATTGGTGTTATGGGTACCCAGGCAACTATAGAGTTAGGGTTATACCAATACAGATTAAATAAGTTAGGTTGGAATTGTATTACTCCAACTAAAGAAGAAACCGACGCACTAGTTCAACCTGCAATCAACTTGATTAAAGCCGGTGACGTTGCTACTGCACAACCTATGTTGATGGCAGTGGTCCAAAGTTTAATCAATCGCGGTGCAGAAGCAGTAGTACTAGGTTGCACAGAAATACCACTAGCAGTAAAACAGAACACATGCCAAGGTCAGCCACTGATAAACAGCATAGATAGCCTAGTCAAAGCTGCTATTCAAGAATTTAGATAACACACAGCTTAACAAATTAACTTTTTCTTTTAAATACTAGTTAACTGAGAAAGTGATATGGACCCGATAACCATTGGTTTGGCATTTAGTGCTGCCCAATCGGCTGTTAGTCAAATCAAACAAGCCATAGCCCTAGGCAAAGATGTTAATAGTCTTGTAGGGCAAATGGGTCAATTCTTCGAAGCGGCCGATACAGTACACTTAGCCAGCATTAAAGCAAAACATGGCGCCATGGGCAAGACAGACGCTCAGCTTGGCCGTCAGGCCCTTGAATTTGCTATGCATAGCAATCAATTGAAAGAAGATGAAGCTGCACTCAAAAACATGATCTATTGGGAATTAGGCAAGCCTCAAATCTGGGAATCAATGGTTAACGAGCGTGCTAGGCTATTAAAAGAAAAACGTGAAGGTGAAGAAGCCGTTGCTAAAGTACAGCAGGAACATAAAGAAAAGATAGCCAAGTACACAATGCTGTCAGGATACATCGCAGGAGGTGCAATTGCCATTACTGCGTTTGCTATGTTAGGTGTACAGTTTTATAGTATGGCCGAAGAACAAAAAGAGCTCGAAGCTGCACAAGCAAAAGCATTACAAATTCGTAGACAAAATCAATGGTTGAGAGAACAAGAGCAAAAGAAACAACTAGAAGCTGCTGCCAAGAACGGGGCTTAGTACCTATTCCTGTCGTTTTTCCAATCGTTAAACATTACCCAAAATATAGCCACCAACGGTACACAGCCCAGTAAGAACAAGATGTCGTTAAATGTGATGATTATGTTAAAATGCATCATCTATTTATTGATATGCTTGTTTTAATTTAACTCCAACTATTGAATCTGATCCAAAGTGTAGCTATGTATTTAACACCAGCATCAACTGGTGCACCTTCGTGCATGGTTAAATTTGCTAATTCGCCGGGTGGGTATGTGAAATACAAATAATTACCAGCCACTGGGGCAACACTTAAATTAAGTTTTGTGAAGTTTGTAGCACCACCTGTAAAGTCGTCATTGAGATACAATATAACAGTAGCAATACGATCGTTATCAGTTGTATTTTCGTAACCTGCAACGTTAAAATAATCCCAGTGCGGCCTATAGTACTGGTTGGGTTCGTATCTTGCTATTTGCCAAGTTTCGCAACATTCAAAATTGTGAAACACGGTTAAATCAGTTTCTAAACTTTTTAATACTAATTTGGTCAAATTGTCGTATTTTGAACGTACAAAACAAGTTGAACTAGTACGATGTTCAACCAATGCAGAATCTTTTGAATCAAATTGAAACCCTAAACTTTTGGTAAAATCGGTTTCTCCAAGTAATGATGTCAACATATCTTGCGGAACAGCACCTGTAACCAATGCAACATGTGGCAATTGATTTAAAATGTGGGTGGTTGCCATAATATTACTATTTATGGTAAATATTTACACTAGGAGATTTTCAATTATGGCAGACGAAACAGCAGAAAAAATAAGCGCGAGCGAGAAGAAAAAAGAAGATTGGATGAACAGTAAATGGCGTCCAATGATGGGTTGGATGTACATGCTGATCTGTACCATGGACATGGTAGTATTTCCAGTACTTTGGAGTTTATTACAAAGTCTCAGCCATGGGGCAGTTAATTCACAATGGCAACCATTGACACTACAGGGAGCAGGGTTGTTTCATATTGCTATGGGTGCCGTACTTGGTATTGCTGCTCATGGCCGCACACAAGAAAAATTAAACGGTGCTAACAATGGCGGATTAGGCGGAGCAGGTTTAGGTACCACTTATGTTCCGCCAGGGCAAGGACAAGTTAATGTAAGCAACCAGCCGGGAGGTATGAACAATGGTGGATTTAATTCACCAGCAGCATCGGGTGGCTTTGGCAACAATGGTGGATTTAATTCACCAGCAGCATCGGGTGGCTTTGGCAACTCTGGTGGATTTAATTCACCAGCATCGGGTGGCTTTGGCGGATCGGCAACAGTTGTAACAGGTTTTGGTGGTAAACCAGCACCCGTACAACCACAACAACCAATGTTATAAAGGAACATTAAAATGAAAAATTTATTAGCAATATCATATCTAGTAGGAATTTATTCAGTCTGCTTGGTAGCTACTACAAATATGGCCTACGCCGGTGGCGAAATGAAAGAAGTTTGTAAAGACAAAGTGGACAAGGCTGGCAAACCAGTTATGGACAAGAAAACCGGACAGCAAGCACAAGATTGCAAGAAGATCAAAGTGCATAAAAAATTAGAAGGAACGGAAATTCCCGAGAAAAAGAAGTAATAAATATATTGACATTTTCTCAAAGGTATAGTATTATAACTGCTGTACCTTTTCTTATTTGTACTATATAACTATGACTGATTATTTTAATATTTTAGGTGTCAACGCTGGCGCGAGCGATGACGAAATTAAAAAAGCGTATAAAAAATTGGCCATGACTCATCATCCCGATCGTGGCGGAGACCAAGGTAAGTTTCAACAAATTCAAGAAGCTTACTCAATTCTAAGTGATCCAAATAAACGTGCCCAATGGGAACACGAAAGACAATACGGCGGAGCAGGTGGTGGATTTGCTGGTGGTGGATTTCCAGGAGGCTTTCACTTTAATTTTGGTGGTGGCGATATCAATGATATCTTACGCCAATTCCACGGTGGTGGTCCTTTTGCTCGGCAGCAACAACCGGCTAAAAATCGAGACCTAAGAGTAGGCATCGAACTCGAACTAGCATCCACACTAGAAACACAGAAGCATCATATTAATGTTCAAAATTTAAATGGTGGTGTTAAGACTGTGGAAATTGAAATTCCAAGAGGAGTGCAGTCGGGTATGCAAATACGGTATACCGGACACGGAGACAATTCAATTGGTAATTTGCCGCCAGGCGATTTGTACATTGATTTTCGAGTCAGAGGCCATCCGGATTTTCAAGTCAATGGTCTTGATTTGATTAAATCTGTTAAAATTAATTGTATAGATGCTATAATAGGATATAAGGCATCAGTCTACGGTCTAGATGGCACACAATTTGAAATTAACATTCCTTCGGGCACACAACAAAATGCCAAGTTTAGAATCCCGTCGCAGGGATTGTGGGATGTAAATCAACCTATTAGGGGAGATTTACTATTAGAAATTGGATTGATAGTACCATCAAACGTAACTGCATCTCAACTTGAAAATCTTGAAAAAATTAAACTGTAAAGGTAACTTATGTCGTCAATGAGACCCAATGCCGAAATTGAAGAAATCATTCAACGGGCAGGAGAAGCTGCCAAATCGTTGAATCACGAGTATGTAACTTTAGAACATTTAAGCATGGCAATTTTTCAATACTTGCCCTTTAAGACAGTATTGAGAAAATTACAATTTGATGTTGACGGCCTAGTAGAAGAATTAAATCAATACTTAACAACACAGCATCATCTAGTTAACAAAGGTGCATCGCAACCGCGCAAGACACAGACGTTGGAGCGTGTGTTTAATCGTGCATTAACTCAGGTACTATTCCATGGGTCTAATAGAATAAAGATTGTCGACTTGGTATTGAGTATTTCTTTAGAAGTTAATAGCTACGCTGCATATTTTATGCTCAAGTACGGTATTGATCGCAGTACGTTAATGGACTTATACAAAAAGTTTAACACCGAAGAAGATAAGAATTCGCCGAATACCGATGTAGCACAAGCCGAAGAAATACTCAATGAGTATTGTACCAATTTAAATCTACTGGCTAAGAATGGCGAAATAGATCCTATCATTGGTAGAGCACAAGAACTAACTGAAATTTCACAGATATTGGCCAAGCGTAATAAAGCCAACATTCTACTAGTCGGAGATCCAGGCGTAGGTAAAACTATGCTAGCAGAAGGTCTTGCTAAAAACATTTACGAAGGCAATGTGCCAGACTATCTTAAGCCGTATACTGTTTATAATTTAGATATAGGCAGCTTGCTTGCTGGCAGTAAGTACAGGGGCGAGTTTGAAGAGAAGTTTCAGAACGTAATCAAAGCATTAGTAGCCAAAGGCAAGACAATATTGTTTATCGACGAAGCACATCAGATGCGCGGCGCTGGCGGCGGGTCATCTAGTTCAGTTGATTTTAGTAACATGATCAAGCCTGCACTAACTAAAGGCAAGATTAAAGTTATTGCATCAACTACTTGGGAAGAGTACACTCAGAGCTTTGAAAAAGATCGTGCGCTAATGCGTCGTTTCCAACGCCTGACAGTAGATGAACCTAGTATTGCTGATGCTAAACTTATACTCAAGGGCACCAGAACACAGTTTGAAAAGTTCCACGGTATTAAGATCTCCGACGAGGCTATTGATGCTGCTGTAGATTACAGTGTTCGATATCAGACTGATAAGAAGTTACCCGACAAGGCAATCGACTTAATTGATACTGCCTGTGCTAAACAAAAGATACAGCTAAAACAAGACGAAGAGTTTGTGCTAGGCAAACCTCAGGTGGTTGAGGCACTAAGTCGGGCTACTAAGATTCCAGTTGATCAAATTGGATCAGACAATACAAATAGTTTAGTAACACTTGAAGAGAATATTAATCAAGGATTGTATGGACAGAAAGACGCAGTTACATCTGTGTTAGAACGTATATACGTTAGCAAAGCTGGTGTTAAGGCCATTAACAAACCAATTGGCAGCTTCTTGTTCTTAGGACCAACTGGTACCGGTAAGACTGAACTCGCCAAACTATTAGCCAATAACTTGTCAATGAAACTAATCCGTTACGATATGAGCGAGTATCAAGAAAAGCATAGCTTGGCTAAGTTAATTGGTTCTCCTCCCGGCTACGTGGGCTACGACGACTCTGCTGCCGGTAGTGGTTTGTTGATCAGTGCATTAGAGCAAAGTCCCAATGCTGTAGTGCTATTAGACGAAATTGAAAAAGCACACCCAGACGTTACTAACATCTTGCTACAGTTTATGGACGAAGGTTTTATTACCAGCAGCAACGGTAAGAAGGCAGATGCACGTAACTCAATCTTGATTATGACCAGTAACTTAGGTGCTGCCGACAACGAGCGCAACACAATTGGCTTTGGCAGTACATTAGAACGAACAGGTGAAGATGACAAGGCAGTTAAAGAGTTCTTTAAACCTGAGTTCCGTAATCGTATAGATGCAATTTGCAAATTTAAACACTTAGATCAATTTAGTATGAAGAAGATTGTTGTTAAATTTATGTCTGAGATCAATGATCTGTTGTCAGACAGACAAATTAAATTGCGTTTGTCCGAAACAGCAGTTGATCTATTAGTAGAAAAAGGATTTGATAAGAAAATGGGCGCACGTCCGTTAACTAGAATCATCAATGATATGATTAAAGTTCCTATTAGTAAAAAGATATTGTTTGAAGGTCTGCCAGATGGAACAATTATTAACATAGATTGTGTAGATAAAGATTTGACTTTTTCTATTAATGAAGTTAACATGCAACTATTAATCGAAGGAGTGCCAACAGTTGACGAAAACGGATTTATCAGAGTGGAGTAAGATAAATCAAGATTTGAGATTTCTTTTTACTAAAAAGAAGTTTTATAACAAATTTTGTTTTAGCATGACATACCATTTTTCTGGCGCAAGATGCATTATCAATTGTAAGAATGCATCTAACTTAGAAGAATATGTTCACGAATTCAATGATAGAAACTTACATAGGCTGTATAGATCTCCTAATGCAAAAACAAGTCTTATTGCTGATTTTTATAATTTATATCACACGCCCCACGGAGACGAAGTAAAATTCAGAATTAGTTACTATTCATTTACTATATTCTCTGACTCGGAATCATATTTGTATAATCTGGCCAGCAATGTATTAGCGGATTATAAATCATCGTTATCAGCTGTTTCTTTATTAGAGTACACAGGCGATAAACAACTATTAGACGACGGTTATATTCTTACTAAGACACCAACCGATCATCCATACAAAGTACGTCTTAAAGAAGGGGTTATGAAAATTGAGGATAGACATGCACTAGTAAATTATCTAAAAAATTTAGACGTGGAAGTAAAGGTATCGCCATTTATATTAAGCAGGCTTGGAGATAAGTATAAATATTTTCAAGGCGGCTATATATACGTCAACGATGCTAGAGTGATTGATATACTTAAAATGATATCACCATCACTGATAGGGTCAGTTAATCAGATTAAAATCAACAATTAAAATCAATAGAAAGAAAAACATGGAAAATACAGATCAATCGGCTGCCGACAATGCAGAAATACGGGCCGAGACCGCTACTAGCATAGTTCAAAAAATCACCGACATGATGAAAAATACTTCATCGCCTGCTGCACAGGCATCATCAAGCCCAAATCAAGGTGCTCCGTATGACTTTAGCAAAACACATTTGCACATTGGTATTCCCTGTTACGGTGGTATGGTCAGTGAACCAACTATGACCAGCTTGATTAAATTTGTGTTAATGGCTCAACAAGTTGGATTACACTGGAGCCTAGATACAATGGTTAACGAATCGTTGATCACTCGTGGACGTAACAACTTAATGGCTAAAATGATGACCAATCAACGAGCCACGCACTTTATGTTTATTGATGCAGATATTAGATTTGAGGCTGCATCTATTTTCCAGATGCTAACTTACGAAAAAGAAGTCATTGGCGGATTGTATCCTAAGAAAGCAATACCCACTAATTATGTTATTAATTTGTTAGGGCAAACTAAGATTCAAGGCGATATCTTTACTGTGGATACGTTGGGGACAGGCTTTTTGATTTTTAGACGTGATGTTTATGAGCGGCTAATAGATGCTCACCCCGAAACTAAGTACGTAGACGACGTTGGTTTGGGTAAGCAATACGAACCAAACATGTACGCTATCTTTGATTGTAAGATTGACGATAAAGGACATTATCTCAGCGAAGACTGGTTGTTTTGCCGACGCTGGCAAGAAATTGGTGGCGAAATATGGGCGCATAGCAAGACATTGCTTAATCATATTGGACACTACGAATATCAAGGCGACTTGAGCAAAATGCCCGACTTTAGTAAAGCGGCGCCTGCGCCACAGTTTGGAACTAACGCTACATCGTGATACTAGATTAGTAATTAAAAAGACTGAGAAATCAGTCTTTTTTTTTGATTAGACGATTCTTGTCAATGGCCATAAATATTAGATAAGGAAATTTTATGTTTGTATTTGACCTTTTTGAATCCCAAGCAACGCACATTGTGGTTATATACCCAGGGCGTTTTCAACCGTTTCATAAAGGGCACGGAGCAGTTTTTAACGAATTGCAAAGAAAATTTGGTCGTGACAATGTGTTTATTGGAACTAGCAACAAAGTAGAACTACCCAAAAGTCCTTTTAGCTTCGGTGACAAAGTGCAGCTAATGCATGCAGCAGGCGTGCATAACGATCGAATTGTTGAGACTAGCCAACCTTACCTAATACAAGACTACGCAAGACTACTAAATTTTGATCTTAGCAAAACAATAGCTATTTTTGCAGTTGGTGAGCCTGATAAAGAACGATTAGAAGTTGACAGTGTTTATACACAATTTACACCCAAACCAAAAAAAGACGGGTCGCCTAGAAAGTCCAGAATACCGCCAGGGAAAAATGTTGGCGATCCCAAACCATTCTTAACATTCAAATCAATCGCAGAATGCACAACAGCAGATAAACACAGCTACGTAATAGTTGTTGACGAAAAGCCAGCACCAATTAGTATTAACGGGCAAACATACGATGCTAGCCACGGGACCGAATGTCGTATGCTTTGGAACATGGTTCGCAACGATGCCTCGGCTAGCCAAGAATTTTTAACGCAATTATACGGACGAGCTACACCAGAGCTAGCTCATATTTTTAATAAGATACCCGAAGATAGCGGCACTGCACAACCAGCGGCACAAACTAATTTGTCCGAAGAACTCAGACAAAAGAATTTAGATTGGCGCCCACACAAATACGGTGCTGCTCTATTAGAACTTGCTCAAGAACTTCAATACGAATATGACGACGTAATTGCTGGTAAACATGCTAGAGATGTTGCTAAAGTTGGACGTATATTCATCGAACACGGAATGAATGCCGGGCGCATTGCATTAAACAGTGTAGATGCTTTACTTCATGACGAAATTATTGAACACTTAGAGGGTTTAGGATTTAATATAGACAAGGATTTGATTAATCCAGACTGGCACGATAGCGACAACTTGCATAGTACTGTTGAAAAATCTGATGGCGATCAAATAGCCGAAGCAGTGGCAATTGAATTACAAAAATACTCTGAAAAGATGAAACGTTTAAGTCAAATTGATGCTGATCCAAGACCCGACCCCGACGAAGATGAATGGTTAGAGCTGCGTAGACTATATGCTGCTCGGGCACATTTTTCTAAGTTAGCCGCTGTAGGATATGCTAAAAGCGAAGCAGATGGTATACATTTTAACAAACGTTTAGCTGTAACTAACGACAAATATAACGCAGCCGACGACATCAGGCAGGTAATTGCAAATCTATATAGAAGAATAGAAGGCCCTGTTGCCGAAGGACTGACACCATCAGACCAATTTTTAAACAAAACCGAGCGTGTAAAACGTGGTGACGTTATAGTATGGAAAGGCAAAACAGTAGGAATAGCCACCGGCGAAGTTAAAAACAATAAAGTATTGTTTACCCCTAATAGGAATACAGGAATTGATTCCTGGACTAGTCTTAATAACTCAGTGGCTAGTTTACCTATTGATCAAGTCACCATCAAGACTTGATGGTAAGTATTAAACTGTAACATAAATACATTACTAACCAATTTACTACTATGAAACCTATAGATTTTATCCAAGAAAAACACCCAATAGTCCAAGCCGCTGAGTCCATGCACATGGACCACGAAGTACAAATGGCCAGAGAAGAATGCTACCATGCCGCTTCAAATGCCATGGAACTACACAGATTGCTTAAACAAGTCAGCGAGGAAGAAGGACTGCAAGGGTGGGCCAGCGAAAAGATAACCTTAGCGAACGATTATCTACGCAACGTTAAAGAATGGTTAGAGTACGAATTAGGTCACCAATTGGAAGCTAAAGTCGACGAAGAGACTATGAATATGTTTGCCGAGTCAGGATCCGGCGCAGCTAAACAGCAGGCAGCAAAAGCTATCGCTATGCAAAAAGCTGGAAATAAACCAAAAAGTAAAAAGGTGACAGAATTTGCCAGTGCTGGTGCTAGTTCAAGCGGCGGTATGGCAACAACTAACATGGGCGGACAACAAGCTGGTGAATTGTTCGGTGGACCAAAAAGAAGAAGTACATAAATGATTAATACCAAACTATTAAACCGAATAGTCGAAGGACTAGTACGCATTGATGATATTGTCAAGGATCGTGATGTCTATGGCGGTATAAGCCAAGAAGAACGCAATGCTATTAAACAATCTATTATCGAATCAATTGACGCCGGAATAGACTATAACGACAGTGTGTCAGCTCTAGTAGAATATTTTAAACACCAACAATTTGTCCAAGCAATGAATGAAGTTGGTGTTATAGGTACAGTAGGATCAGCTCCTGCGCCAGGCACGCCGCCTGCAACTG